AAACAATCTCTTGAGCGTTATGGATACACAGTATCAGAAGACAACTTATCGACGTTACCTGATACAGCACCTAGGGGTGCTAAGTCACTTGCTCAGTGGCTTACGTTAGAAGGCCGTAGGTCTTCCCTAGTTGAGTGGATTAACCAAGTATGTGATGACAATCGTATACATGGTACTATCAATAATATTGGCGCATGGACAGGGCGTTGTGCACACAACAATCCAAACACCGCCAACATTGCTTCACCTTTTCATGGTACACCACGTAATGCAGTTGACGAGATCAAAGCTAAGTATGATCATCAATTACGTCAGTGCTGGACAGTTCCTGAGGGCAGTTACCTAGTGGGCTGTGACGCAGACGGTATCCAGTTACGAGTACTTGCTGATTACATGTGGCGACACTTTGACGCTGACATGTATGCCAAGGCTATCATGGAAGGTAAGAAAGAGAACGAGACAGACATTCACAATATGAACAAGAAAGCTTTAGGTATACCACACGCTACTCGTGATATGGCTAAGACATTCATATACGGATGGCTACTAGGCGCAGGAGTTGCCAAGACTGCTAGTATTATGCAGGTTGGTGTACAAGAAGCATCGGCGGCTATGAAACGCTTCGAGCAAAGCATTGACGGTTTGTCGCCTCTCAAGAAACGTATGGTTCCCTACATCGCTGATAAAGGGTACTTTACAGGTTACGATGGTCGTAAGGTTATCGTACCTAATGAGCACAAGACTCTAGCAGGTATACTACAATCTGGTGAGTCTATTCTAATGAAGTACACTCTTCTCAACTTTCACAAGAAAGCTAGAGCAGAAGGTATTAACTTTAAGATGTGTGCTTTTGTGCATGATGAATACCAAGTAGAAGTTATAGGCACTCGTGATGAGGCTGAACATCTAGGTAAACTGATTGCTACTACTATGTCGGAAACTGGTGTTGAGCTAGGTTTCAAGATACCAACCCCAGGTTCTTACGATATAGGAAAATCGTGGTATGATACACATTGACCTGTTGACATATCACTAAATTTCTGGTATAATTGCAGAACAACAACAAAGCTATAGGAGATAAAATATGGCGACTAAAACAATAGAACTAACAGGTATCTTAGAATGGGCTAAACTATTTGAAGGTAACAGAGACAACGGTGAGTACGACACAGAAACAGATGGTGCTACAACTGTTGATATTATAATGGACGATGCTACGTTCAAGATGATGAAAGACTCTGGTGTACGAAAACAGGGTAAGCCTGACCCAGACGGACGCGGCACTCGTGTCAAGTTTAAACGCCCTTGGAAAGATAAGTTTGATCGTGAGTGGGCGGCAGGTGCACCAAAGGTATTCAATGCAAGTGGTGACGCTTGGACAGATGCTGACGGTATGATTGGCAACGGCTCAGTAGGTGTTGTGTACGTTGATGTATACGATACTAAAATGGGCGTAGGTTCTCGACTAAGTGGTGTTCAAGTTATTGATCATGTAGTCTTTGAATCCGACGGTGGTGGAGTATCATCGGGCATTCAACCTAAGAACTACGCTAATGCAACACCAAGTCCTTCTTCTAAACCTAGTAAGGCAACTCCAGGGGATATTCCATTCTGAGAGCAAGGCCCTCGCTAATTACTTGGAGGGGCGCACTTGCGCCCTTTCTCACCTCTAACAGAAGGAAATACAATGGCTAAACAAATAGCTACACTTGTACAAGATATGGAGAGCGTGATATTTGGCAACAAAGGTTGGGATAGTACAATAGGTCAACTGGTTGGAGACAACATAGCACAGATGGCCTCTGATAGATTTAAAGCCCCACAAGAACCTAGGGGTTACTTATCTATGTCGTCACTAGGTACACCATGCTCACGTAAACTATGGTACAAGATTAATCAAACAGATAAGGCAGAAGCCTTAGGAGCCAACGCACTGCTCAAGTTCTTTTATGGAGATATGATTGAGGAACTTGCTTTAGGTATCGCACAGCAAGCAGGACACGAAGTTGTTGGTCAACAAGACAAGATGGATGCACATGGTATCAGAGGTAGACGAGACTGTGTAATTGATGGTATGACTGTTGATGTCAAGTCTGCATCTCCTTACTCTTTTAAGAAGTTCAAAGAAGGTAACTTAAGGGAACAAGACCCATTCGGTTACATCTCTCAACTATCTTCATATGTCTATGCGGCTAAAGATGACCCATTAGTTACTAACAAAACTCATGGTGCATTCTTAGTTATAGACAAAGTAAATGGATATATATGTTTAGACATGTATGACTTTACTGAGGAGCTTAAGACTAAAGAAGAAGAGATAAAAGCAATTAAAGTTATGGTAAAGAATAAAGTACCACCTACTCGTGCTTACAAAGATGAGCCACAGAGTAAAACATCTCCTAATAAGAAATTATGTATGGAGTGTTCTTACTGTGAATTCAAGAAGGCTTGTTGGCCGGGATTACGTAAGTTTGCTTACTCATACGGACCTCAGTACTTGACTAAGGTTAAGAAAGAACTCAAGGTAACTGAAGTGGAGAATTTCTAATGGCTAAACGTACTAGGTTTCACGGTATTGCAGAAGGTTACAGGTCTGGCTTAGAAGAATCTACGGCTACTGACCTTGCTGAACGTGGTGTCGGTTTTACATACGAAGAGACTAAAATCAAGTGGACAGACTTAAAGGTGAGAAGCTATACACCTGACTTCGTTCTAGAGAATGGTATCATCATTGAAACTAAAGGACGCTTCGTATCTACAGACAGGCGTAAACATAAAGAAATACAAAAACAATTTCCAGAACACGATATACGTTTTGTATTCAACAACTCACGAGCCAAGCTCTATAAAGGGGCTAAAAGCACCTACGGAGATTGGTGTAAAAGTAATGGCTTTCTATATTCAGATAAAACTGTTCCAGAGGAATGGACTAAGGAGATAAAGAAATGACTATATCAAAATCAGCAATGGGTAAGACAGCAGTGGTCTGGTCTTGTGCTCACGCATCACCTGAGGTAAGCAACGAAAGGTTTGATTGGCTAGGTGGTCTAATATATGATGTTAAGCCTGACTATTGTGTAGACCTAGGAGACGGTGCAGATATGAAATCTCTCAACTCTTACGACACACGTAAACCAGAGGCTGTTGTATCTCAAAACTACGAGAGGGACATCGATTCCTACAATGAATCTCAAGAACTTCTACGTTATAGATTTAAACAACACAGACGTAGACGACCTAAGTGGTATGGTTTTGAAGGCAACCATGAGGCACGTATTAGCACCGCTATATCTTTTGACCCTAGGTTAGAAGGCTCTAAGTATGGTATTTCTTTTTCTCACCTAAACACTAAGAAGTACTTTGATGAATATCATCCATATCAAAACGGAGCACCTGCTATATACAACTACGATGGTGTAGACTATGCACACTACGTTGGTGCAGGTAACTTTGGTAGAGCAATTAGTGGTGTTCACCACGCTTACTCTCTTCTACAAAAGCGTTACAGGTCTTGTTCAGTAGGCCACAGTCACAAACGTGATATGTACTTCAAAGAAGACGTAGGCTCTAATGGAGGAATAGGGGCAGTAGTAGGTTGTTTTAAAGGTGCTAAAGAAACTTGGGCAGGTCAGTCTAACGGAGAATGGTGGAAAGGTGTCCTTATTAAACGCAATATAATAGAAGGTCAGTATGATGCTCAGTGGGTATCTCTAGATGTTCTTAAGAAAACTTATGGAGGGTAATATGGAGTATGAAGTAACATTTAAAGTAAGAATGGAAGCTGACAAGTTTGTACTGGAGCTTAATTCTACTGACAGAGAAGACATTGTTAAAGATGAGGTTCTTTCTGTACTTTACGATCTTGAAGATGGTATAATAGACTTTATGGAAGTAACAGAGGTGAGCTTATGACAAACTTTGAAAATAATACACACACAGGAAATTACTCTCAGTGGGTAGAGGGTAAGATAATGACAGAAGGTAATACTAGACTAATTGAAAATACCTTAGGTCTTGTCGGAGAAGCAGGTGAAATAGCTGAAAAGATCAAAAAGCTATTACGTGACAACACTTGGATAGAAACCCAAGACATCGTTAAAGAACTAGGAGATGTCGCATTTTACTTAACTGCTTTAGCAAATTACTTTGGCAGTGACTTGACGGACGTGTTAGATATTAACATGAATAAACTTAACGATAGAGAAGAACGTGGTGTTCTCTCTGGATCAGGAGACAATAGATGATAAAGAAAATATTAAACAGTAAAGCAAGAAGGTGTATATGTAGTTTAGTACGTAACCCATTCCTTTGGTTATACAGGTTCTACAACTACCTTCAAACATGGCAGATGCACAGGGATACTATAAAACATCTCAACAGGTTATCTAACCGAGAGTTAAATGATATAGGCCTTACTCGTGGCGATATAGATAACTTAGTATGGATGAGAGAAGATTTTAAGAGAAGAG